ATCGGTGGTGATGCGCTGCACCAGCTTTTTCGTGCAAAGCAAATTGACGATATCGGCGATGATCAGCGCGGAGCTTTCGTCGCCTTCCCGGCGGCCGACGATTTCGAAGAATGCCCGCGACGGGGTAAGCTTCGCGATGCGATCGCCGGCCGCCATCTCAGCGAGCGCCGCTCCCTCAATGGAGGTGCAGCGCACGTTGGCGGCCTGGGCCGCAGCGGCCAGAGCGCGGTCCTGGATGGCGCTCACCGCGGGTGTGATGGTCATCCCTCGCTCCTCTTGATGCGTGAGTGCGGGCAGCCCGCCCGGCAGGCGTGGTACAGCTTCACCGACGATGGCGACGCGGTCGAAAGCGGTTGCTTCTGGTGCCGTAGGCACAGCTCGCGGCCGATGGCGCCACGCAGCGCCGGGCACTCGACGGTCAGCCCCATGATCGCGCCGCGCACAGCGGCCTCAACGCTGCCCAGGTCGCCTCTGTAGGAGCGCGAAATGACCTGGGAGGCCAACGAGTCCGAATAGCCAATCTTCCTGGAGACGGCGGCACCAGTGGTGCGGTCCGCTTCATCGGCGAGCTCGGCCACCCAATCCGGCAAGTCTGCGCCCCAGGCCGCGCGAGCCTTCTCAGCAAAGGTTTTGAGTGCGGTGGTCATGGCCGGGTACTTTCAATGCAGGGGAATACCTCGGCGGTGTTGGGGTCGTAGACCTCGGACCGAGATGGACGGTAGATCGGCGCCTGGGCGCCAGACGGCCGGATCAGCAGCCAGCGGACAAAACCGTTGGACGTCGGTGCCGTACCGCGCTCGGGCCGCAAGCGGCTGAGATAGCCCGCCGCCTCCAGAACCGCGACGTAGCGCTGCGCGCTCGCCACTGTTGCGCCTGCCGTGATCTCCAGGTCGGAAATCCGAAATTTCCGGAGCACCAGCATGGCGGTCCACATCCGGTCGCGCTGGGTACGCCGCCGCGGGCGGCGCGGTGTTTGCTGAGCCAGCGGTCCGCGCGGACCGCTGGTGATGGTCTCGCCGGAAAGCACGGCCTTCCGGCCAGCGGCTGACAGCTCAAAGCAGCCGCGTTCGCGCCGGACGATCCAGCCACGCGTGACGAGACGGCAGCACGCATCGGACACCTCCCGGCCGGCAAGACCGGTGATTTCCACGAGCGCGGCCGTCGTCAGACACTCGCCGCTAATGAGCGCGTCGACGATCGGGATTTGGCGGGTGGCGGCGCCGGTCATGTCAGCCCCGCACCGTGAAGGCGTGCCCGGTGGCGCGCTCGACCAGCAGGATTTGGCCGGCCATGTCGGCAATGGTCACCGGACGGTCGAGCCGGCGGCCGACGCGCTCGATGGAGGCGAGGCCGGTCAACACTTCCCGCGCATAGCCACCCGCCTTGTCGTGCAACAGGGCCAGTAGGTCGGCGTCGAGTTGCACATCGCCGCGCTGCTCGACCAGGAGGCGGGTGTCGGCAAGCGTCAGCGGCTTGAACTCGACGTGCGCCTCGGCCCGCGAGGCGATCTGAGGAAAGCGCTTGATACCAGCCTGGATACGACCCATGCCAATGAGCAGGATCGGCACCTCGATCAGGTCGGAGATGTCGCGTAGCGTCTCCATCAAGGCCGACGAGCCAACGACGTGGTCGGCCTCGTCGACGATGATCGCGAACGGGCGCTCCTCGACCTGCGCGATCGCGCTGCGCTTGCCAAGCTCGGCGACGATCTGCTGGAAAATGCGCTCGTAGGAGTGGGCCGGCGCCACCTGCACCGTTTCCAGCAGTTCGCGCAGCATCCAGCTCGGCCGCCACTCCCGCTTGGCCCGCACGAACGGCAGGCCGTTCGAGGCTGCGAACCATTGCGCGGTCGAGGTCTTGCCGTAGCCCGGCTTGCCGTCGACCACCATGAAGCAGTTCTCGGCGGCGCCGCGGCGCTCCATGATCTCGTAGGCATCGAGAAAGGCCGCCGTATTCGACAGCCGAACGAAGACGTTTTTCATGATGTCTGGGCCTCCAGTTTGGTGAGGGCGGCAAGCGCGTCGGCATCGACACCGTGGACGGCCAGCAGCTCGCGGAATGTCCAGGAGCGCAGGCGCTCGGCCATCAAGGCACGGTCGCGCGCGGTCACCGCCTGCGGATTGGCGAGCAGCCAAGCGGCCATCTCCTGGTCGGTGCGGAAGGCGGGCCGCCCACCGGCGGCGGCCGGGCGCGGCTGGAAGGCGAGCACGGTTGCAGGCTCAGCCGGTACTTCCAATGTGGGCTGGATCGGCGCCGGATGGTGCTCGCCGGTCGCGGCGGTCAGCGCGGCTGCGATTTCCGGCGTGACATGCTCGGTGGTGTGGCGCGGCAGCTGGATGACATTATCCCGCATCGACAGCTGGCGCGCCTTCTCGTCGAGGTAGCGCTCGGCGAGCGTCCGGTCGCGCGTCAGTTCGCGCACTTCCTTCCTGATCGGCGCCGTCTTCTCAGCCAGCAGCGCGGCGCGCTGCTTCTTGACGAACTTCACATGGTCCGCGGGGTCGATGCCGCGCAGCTCGGGACAGACACCCAGCTCGACATAGGAGCCGCTGTCGGCATCGAAGAGATAGACCAGCCCGAGATCGTTCGGGTCCTGCCGCACGAAGACGCGATCGCCCGGCAGCGCCCGGATCGTGAAGTAGTAGAATTCGCCGATCTGCACTCCGCGCTTGGTGACCGTGCGATACCCGCCCTTCGGAACCGGCATCAGCAGCACGTCGAGCGCGCGCTCGTCGATGGTCCGTACGATGGTGGTGTCTTCGGCCGCCACCTGGGCCGGCGTCTTGCCGCCCAATCCGTCGTGCGCCGTCTGATGATAGACGACGTCCACCCAGCGGTCGGCGACCTCCTGGATTTCGGCGAGGGTGTAGCGCACGCCGAACAGCTCCGCCGTCTCAGCCCCGAGCCGCTTGGCGAAGGATTTGCGATCCTCCAGCCGTTTGCGCTCGGCGACGTTGTGGCCGATGTAGCCCGGCAGCAGCTCAACGAGCCCATGCTGCATAGTCTTGATGGCGCGCTCGACATGCGCCTTCTCCGCCGGGGCATAGGGGGTCGATAGCTCCAGCTGAATGTCGAGTGCTGCCACCAGCCGCCGCGTATCCTCGGCGATGAAATCGGAGCCGTTGTCGGTTTTGATCGCCTGCGGCACGCCCCACGCCAGCAGTGACTTGCGAAGCAGCAGCGCCACGGCAGCCGCCTTCGGCGAGCGCGACAGGTAGATGATCTTGCGTCGCGTCCCGACGTCGATGCAGGCATAGGCGGTCGGCCGCGAAATCTCGTCGTCGAAGGCGTCGAGCGGCGAGGAGTCGATCATCCAGAGCTGATTGGCAGCGCGAATATGGCGGAGCATCCCGACGCCAGATGGCGCATAGGCCGAGCGGTAGCGGTCGGGATCGCTGAGCTGGGTCAGCGCCACCACCTCCTTCTTGCGCCAGATCTTCATCCAATGCTGGATGGTCCGCACCGGCGGGATCGGATGAACTTCGCCGTCGCCGTCGACCAGCTGCTGGCCGAATTCGTCAGACAGCAGCGTCATCACCCGCTCGGCCTTGATGTGCGGCTGATACGCCATCAGGGCGAGCACGAAATGCTTAGCTTGGCCGTTGTTGGCCGTCTCCAACACGCCTTTGCCCTTGCGCGCCGCGGCCCGATCGACGGCCAGCTTGTCGGCGCGGCCCTCGGCGCGGGCTGCACGCCAGCGTGCCAGCGTGCGCACCGAGATCTGCGTGATGATCTCCTTGATCCAGGGATCAATTTCGAGGCGGTCAGCGTTGTAGCTGTCGACGAAAATCTTCGCCTTTGATGCCTCGGTGAGGCGCATGCCGCGGCCGAACGCTTCATAGGCCTGCACGATGGCGAGGCGCGCATCGCGCTCGCGCGCCGCGCGGCCGGAGAGATCGGTGCCGAGCACGATTTGAGGCGCCTCGGCCGGGGCCTCCGCCGCGATCTTGCGATGGCGCCGCTCGTACTCGATGCGTGCCAGCGGCGGCAGCAGGGCGATGTTGTATTCCAGCCCGCCGCCGCGGCCGGCGCGCTTGCGGACATAGGCAAGGCTGTCCGCCCAGCCCTCGCGCTCGGCCAGCAGCTGAACACCGCGCTCGGTGTCGGGCAGGCCCGGCAGGGCTTCAGTGGCGAGTTCTCGCGCCGTGAGCCACGCTTTCATCGCCGCGCCCTCCACTGGGCGTCGGCGGCCTCGATCTCGCGGTCGAGCCGCTCGCGCAGCTCCTTGGCGCGCTCCCGGCGCAGCAGCGCCTCGTATTTGGCCTCGACGACGATCATGCCGGCGTCGGCCAGCAGCGTGTTGAGCGCCCGCGCGTCGCCAGTGGCGGCGACCAGGGCAAGCAGGCGAACCGCTGAAATCTGGTGTTTGTCCTTCGCCTGGGAGGCGTAGGCGTCAAGCATGTTGGCCGGGACGTCCTCGCCCAGAAACGCGGCCATCGCGCTCGCAATCTTGTCCCGGCTCAGCTTGCTGTCGGCCAGCGTCTGCGCCACAGCGCGCGACATGCGGGCCGACAGCGTCGCCGCGCGGACCTGATGCTCCTCGAACCGCGCGACGACAGCCTGCGGCTCGACGTCGCGAAAGAGGTCCAGGGTGCGGTCATCGCGGCGGGCCATGGTGTCACCGCGTCACAGGCTGGATGATGCCGCCGAGGCCGCCGCGCTTGGCGAGCCATGCGGCGATGGCGGCCTCGTGAGCGTCGAAAAAGGCGTGCTGCTGCACCTCCTTGAGCCGCGAGAACTTCGAGGAGATTTTCTCCCACGGCGCGGCCGTAGCCGGCGCCGGCACCTTGTCGATGGCGGCAATGGCCTCGGCGACGTTACGCGCGGCCGGCGGGTCTGCCAGCATCAGGTCGGCGATCTTGGCCTGCCGGTCCGGCGTCTCGCGGGAGAGCGCGATCAGCTCGGCCTGGTGGTCGGCAACCGGATGGGTGGCGATGCGGTCGCGAACCTTGCGGGCGATGCCGGTGGCGATCGAGACGGCGACGAACACCGATCGCTCAGAGATGCCCAGCGCCTTAGACGAAGCGATTGAAAATCTTTCAGAAAACCATTTTGCAGATTCTGCAATTTGGTCGCTGCGGCGGTCGCCGCCGCGCTTCTGGACGTCCTGCGTCGCCTCGTAAATCTCCTTCCAGGTCGCGATCGCCACCGCACGGTCCAGCTCGGTGAGGCCGGCGCGCGCCATGTTCTCCTTGATTTCGCGCAGGCGGCACGCGGCCTCGTCGGCGTAGGCCGCCGCATCCAGCACGTCGGCCAGGATTACGGAGTGACCGACCTGGATGTGAGCCTTCAGCCGGTGGGCGCCGGTGATCAGGCGATACTTGCCGTCGCGCTCAACCACCTCGATCGCCGGCAGCTGCTCGCCGGCCTGGATGCTCTCGGCAAAGGTGTCCACCCAGTCCTGCCGGGTGGCGCGCAACCGGTCGCTCGCGTCGATCTTCGCGATGTCGATGTTGCGCCGGATGGGGTCTTTAATGGCCATGACTGACCTCCGTTAAAGGGGCTTCAAAGGGCCGGCAGGCGCGTGAAGGTGCGCGCGCCCGCCGGAGGTGGTGGCACTGCTGGGGGTAGTTTCTGGGAGGTCGCGGGTAGCCCCGCCGCCCCACCACTTCCGCAGGTGGCGCGTCTCCCCCACACTCGAAGCGTGACCAACCGAGTCGGAGGGAATGAGATGAATGTCTTGGCGAGAAGGATCGAGTTTGCGGGTCGTCGGCCGGCGATCGGGGATCGTCCCGGAACCTTGTCCTATAAGATCGACTTCGAGTGCAGCGACGGACAGAACGTCTTTGAACTCACGTTCACCGTGACTGCGAACGACGTCGCAGGCGCCCTTGAAGAGGGCCGGGCCGCTCTTGTTGAGCTTGCGACCCGGCTTCTCAAAGAGGCGGAGAGCGGAAATCTTGGACATGATCCCGGCCACCTCTGATCAGCCCTTGGCGCAGCAGATTTTGTAGAGGCGGTCGAACTCGGTTTTACTGACGCCGATCTGTGTAAGAGCGAGTTCGAGCTGATCTCGCGGCAAGCCTTTGAAGATACCGAACCAAATTGTTGCGATGATCAGCTCGACCTCAGCCGTATCCGCTCCGCGGTCCTGGCTCTCGTTTCGAGCTTTGGTTGGCTGCTCGGGAGCACCATCGACGCGTCCCCCCGCTTTGCGGAAAAGCGCCTCCACCCGCCATTTGAACTGTTGGACGGGTCTCCCTTCGGCGATGGCGCGCTCAACTTCCGCCTTCAGTGCCGCGACCCGCTCCTTCAGGCACTCATCGCGCAGCAGCTTGGCTGCGAGGGCGAACCTGCTGGCGGCGAACGTCTCCTGGATCTCGATGAAGGTCTCCAGTCCACAGTCGGCGACGGTCGCCCAGCCCTTGGGCGGCTGATACTTGTCCCAGAACCGCTTGATGGCGGACGGGACCTGCACCCGCGGAGCGCCGGGCTGGCGCTTCTGGAAGCCGTGAAGCTCACCTTGGAGGAGCCAGCGGTTGAAGGTGGAGCGCAGCACCGGCCGGACGCCGATCTCGGCCAGCTCCACGTTCATCAGCGTGCGGATTTCCGACGCGAAGAGACGCCCCGTCACCAGCTCGTCGATGGCGTTGTCGATGATGTCGTCGGCCTCGGCCGGCAGGTGTCCGAGCAGGTCGGCGACCCGGTTTACAGGAGCGGTCATCGGGCAATCTCCATCAGGGGGATGAGCAGAGGGGCCGCGGCCACCGCCGTGGCGGCGATCAGCGCCAGCGCCACCAGCGCCGGTGCCAGGGCCGGGGCGGTGTCAATCCGCGCGCGAAATCCGGGCTGGCGGGTCATGGCCGCCCCCGGAAGTGAGCGGAAAGGTCGGCGCCGCAGTGCGGGCAGGTCAGCGGCGCGGCCGGCGCGGCGGTCCGCCGCTGGTGGCGACCGGCGCGCACGACGTGGACCACCCATCGATTGAAGGTCGACGATGGGACAGGCTCGATCCCGGCCGCGGCCAGCGCGGCGTTGAGTTCGGCCAGGATCGCCCGCTGCGTCCGCCTCTTGGCCAGCACCGCTTCGGCCGCGGCGTCGACCGCAGCATCCGCGGCGGCCGGCAGCTGTTCGACCAGGGTCAGGCTGCCGCGCTTGGCGCCGGCCACGCGCTTCACCCACCGCCCAAAAGCCGAACGGGACACCGGCTTGATGCCGATTTCCGCCAGCGAAGCGTTGAGGAGAGCGAGGATCACCTTTTGCGTATGGCGCTTCGCCAGCACCGCCTCGGTCGCCACCTTTAGCGCGGCGTCGGCCTCGGGCGGCAGCAGCTCGACCGATCCGAGCCGACCGCCACTGTCCGCACCATTGGTTGATCTGGACACGGGACGGCTCATTTGCCCCTCCCGCGTGTCCGCGGCCGGGGCCGCTTTGGACTCGCCGAGCGGCGGCCAACTCGGCTACGCTGTGTGTGAGAGACGGACTGTGCGTCGTAGCGCTCAGGCCATAGGTCGGAGGGCTGAAGGCCAAGGGCCGTTGCAATCGCCGCCTCGCCGCCCCAGTGGCGGCGGAGCAGCGCCACATTGCAGGCATTCGGCTCCAGCCCGGCCGCGCGGGCGATGCCCCGGAGGGTCATGCCCCGCCGGTACACCTCCGCCTTGATGGCGTGGCGATCCCACATCGTTCAGTCCGCATCTCTCCCCGAGAGCCGGCCGTGCAGGGCCGGCTTTTTCGGGCGCCGCAAATCATGTTCATGACCACAATGCAAGAAATCTTGATGATTCGCAAGATTTCTTCTCAGGAGGATGCGTTTGTCGTTTCGGGCTCGCCTTGAGCAGCTCGTCAGGGAGCACGCCGGAGGAAATCAGGCGGCTTTCGGAAGGCTCTGCGGTTTTAAGGGAGAATCTGTTCGTCAGTGGCTCGATGAGGAGAAGCCATCGAAGCCTTCAATGGACCACTTGGCCAAGATTTCTTGCGCCTGCCGAGTTTCTCTGGACTGGCTGGTGCTTGGAGTAGATCAAGAATTCTTGGTGCCCGACCTCGGCGCCTTTTCGTTTGTTCCCCGCTATGACGTGCGCGCCAGCGCCGGTCCGGGGGCAATGGCGGCTCCCGATGAATTCGATGGTGCTGGCTTCATGGCGTTCCGGACCGAGTGGTTGCGGCGCATGCGCATCAATCCGCACCGCGCGGAGGTGATTCTGGCCGTCGGGGACTCGATGGAGCCGACCATCCACGATGGCGACGTGATCCTGGTCGACCGCTCGATCGACAAGGTGTTGGACAACGGTATCTATGTCGTGACGTTGGGGAATTTGGTGCTGGTCAAGCGGGTGCAGACCCGCCGCGACGGCTCAGCTGTTCTGAAGTCCGACAACCAGAGATATGATGACGAGGTCGTTCCGGCCCATGAGTTGCCGGACCTCAAGATTGAAGGGAGGGTGAGGTGGTTTGGGCGGACGATTTAAGGATGGCGCTCGCAGCGCTTGCGATCCTCGCTTGTTCCCCGAGCTCGGCGATGGCCGAACACCCTTTCATTCCAGAGGATGGAATTCACTATTCTGGGGTACCGCTTGAGGCAAACACTAAATCGCCAGATCCGCAGCCAGATCTTGGTATCCGGACGCTGGCTTTCGAAGATCGCTTCAACGAAACAGCCGTTGCAATCGGAATTCCCGCTGCGATGAAGCTGGAGTCATGCAAAAGGCGCCAGACGACCCTTTGCAATTACGCTGTTGGTCAAGCCTTTTCGGTAACTGCAGCGACTTGGGAAGGGGGGGATTTTATTCAAAGTGTGTATATTCGGCCCAATAGCACTTGGAACGAACCATTTAATCGCGAGCTGTTTTTGGTTGCTTCAGATTTGCTGATTGCTACGGTAAAGCCGGATTGGTCATCAAAAACGCGCCAGCGTGTGCTGAAGCGCTTGACCTCCAACCTGTCGCCGAAGGAGCTTTTTGCGAAGGTCCGCGAAGATGGCCTTGTTCTTCGACTCGACGCGACCTCGCGCGGATTGATCCTCACAATCATGGCGCAGATCTAGCCCGTCCTATTCATGTGATCTGCCCGACTGCGCGTCGTTGATGCGTTGACGTGACGGCTCTGCGGCGCTGTTGGCGCGGTCGGGGCTGGACATCGGGAACGCGTTGGAGGAGCGGGCCGGGT